CCGGGCGAGGCGGTGGATCCCGACGCCCCGTTCGGGCGGTTCCTCGCCCTGATGGATGCCAGCGACGACCCGGTCCGCAGTGCCCAGGTCGAAATGATGCGCGGCATGATCGCGACAGACGGTGCGCCGTCCTGGCAGATCCTGCAGCAGCGCATGGGGATGACGGCCGACGAGCTGCTGTCACTCGGCCGCGGGCCGATCCCGCAGGATGAGGATCGCGAGACGCCCGAGAACGTCGCCGTGACCGTCGATGTCGATGGCGTCTGCACAACCGAGATCGTGCCATGATGGATGAGCTGTTTGCGGCGATCCGTGCGCTGAAGGTCGAGATCGAGCAGATCAAGACATCCTTCGGCAATGCGGTGCATGTCGGCCCTGTCGCGGTGATCGACGCCGAGAAGGGCTACCGGATCCGGCTCGGCGGGACCGACGAAGAGCCGTATCTGTCGCCCTGGTATCCGCATCCGGAGACCGGCAAGTCGTCGGTGCCGCTGAAGGTCGGGCAGGTGGTGGGACGGGTGAACCATGGCGGCGATCCGCGTCTCGGCTTCCTGTTGCGTGGTGGCTATTCCGACGGCCACCCATCGCCGAACCAGAACATGGCCGCGAACGTCTTCGAGGACGCCGGGGTCCGTATCGAAGTCGCTGATGGCGCGCTGGTCATCACTGTCGGCGGTGTCACCCACCGGATCTCCGGAGACGGCATCGCCACCACTGGCGGCGAGATCACGCATGACGAGAAGAATGTCGGTTCGACGCATGTGCATGGCGGCGTGACGCCGGGCGGCGCCGAGACCGCAGGCCCTCACTAACCCCGACAAGGAGACGAGCATGGCTCGCAAATCCACCACCGTGGCGAATGCCGCGGACGGCACCGCTGCGCCGAAAGGCCCGCAGGCTTACCGGGTGAAGCCGGGCGTCGGCTGGATCGATGGCAAGCGCCTGAAGGCTGGCCAGACAGAGGTCATGCTGACCGATGCCGCCGCGCGCTTCGACCTGCAGCACGAACGGATCGTCGAGAAGGGCAAGCCCGACCCGAAATCCTGGGCGAAGCCGGCAGAGCCCTCGGGCGAGGCCGACTGACTTGGCCGATTTCGACCGGCGCACCGGACAGCCGATCGACAACTACGCCTCGGCGCTGCAGTCGGTGGAGATCATCTTCACCACCCCGCCGGGGCAGGTCGTTCTGCTGCGCGAGGCGTTCTGCGACCTCACCAAGCTGCTGGGCCGTCTGATGGTCCCGACGCTGTTCGCCGTCTTCAAGCTGCTGGTGCAGGCGGCGATCGACGCCTGGGAGCCCCGCTTCGTCGTGCGCAATGTCGATGTGAACGGAAGCGTCGAGGAGTTGCGCGCCGGGCGGGCGAATTTCGTGATCGAGGTCGACTGGCGGCCGAGGGCGCATCTGACGCCGCCTGATTATACGGTCGAGGGCGTGCGGACCTTCGGCCTGTCCTTCATCGACGGCTATGCGAGGGCGGCATGACGCAATACACCGCCGATCCGCTCGATCTGTCCCGTCTCGATCCCGAGCCGCTGGTCGTCGTCGATGCCGAGGCGACGCGCCTCGAGATGCTGGGCGTGCTGCAGACGCTCTGGGATGAGGCGCGGGTCAAGGATCCGACCCTGCCGCCGATCGATGTGCTCGGCCTTCGCGCCAACCCGGCGTCGCTGGTCACCAACGAGTTCGCTTTCGGTCTGACGCTGGTCAGGCAGGCGATCAACGACTCGGCCGACGCGCTGCGCCTTGCCAAGGCGGTTGACGGCGCACTCGAACACCTGGCGGCGACCTATCACCGGACCCAGCGCCAGATCATCGTGCCGGCGACGGACACCACGGCAGCGATCTATGAGACCGATGCCGAGTTGCGGGCGAGGGCGCAGCTGGCGCCCGAGGCCCTCGCCGATCTCGCGCTGACGCCCGGCGGCTACATCTACAAGGTCCGCACCGCCTTCGCCGATCGCATCAAGGATGTCCGCCCGATCCGGCGCGGCGGTGGGCACATCGAGCTTCGGCTGCTCGGCCGCACTGGCAGTGGCCTGGTCGATGACGCGACCATCGCCGAGATCCTGCGCGCCTTCAATCCGGAAGGCATGACGCAGTCGACCGATATCCTGTCGGTTTTCTCCGCGCAGATCGACGTCGTGGCGCCCCGCCTGACGCTGGTCATCGGCCGCGGCCCCGATCCTGTGGCCGTGGCGGCCGCGGCCCGGTCGTCGCTCGCGGCCTATGCCGCATCGATCCACAGGATCGGCAAGACCGTCTACCGCGAGGCGTTGTCGGCCGCCGCCCATGTCTCGCCAGTCATCACGGTGCGGGTCGATGATCCGGTGGAGGATATCATCGGTGACATGGCCAGGGCGCCGTATATCGATCCGGCGGCCATCGTCGTCGAGACGGAGATCGTCTGATGCGCCTCGACGATGCGGTCTCGCTGCTGCGGGCCCGGCCTCCGCTGACCCTCGAGGCGGTGCTGGCCGCATTGGCGCAGTTCGGCCTCGACGAGGTGCGGCCGCTCACCTTGCGCCTTCGCACGCTCTGGGATCCGTGGACCTGCGCGGAAGCCGAGTTGCCGATCCTCGCATGGGCCTGGTCGGTCGATATCTGGGACGAGACCTGGCCGGTCGACCGCAAGCGCAAGGTGATTGCAGAGAGCATCGCGTTTCACCGGGCCAAGGGTACGGTCACCGCCGACCGTATGGCCTGCGGCTATGTCGATGCCGAGCTGATCTCCTATCACCTGCCGCGCGATGGCTTCGTGATCTCGCCGGGGGTCTCGGCCGATCGCTATGCGCAGTGGGTGGCGTCGCTCCCCGAGTTGCGGATCTATCCGCTTGGCCCGCGCCCGTCCCGCCTGCGCCAGACGGAGCCGGACGCCATCGCGGTCTATCCGCCGCTCACTGCGGTTGGCCGCTCGCCGGTGTTCCGGTCGGGCCAGATGCGCCGGGCGCGCCGGGCCGAGCTTCGCCAGGGCGACCGGGTGACCGATCTGGTCGTGTCCGGCGAGACGCATTCGCCGGACGGCATCGTCCTGTCGGAGATCGAGCGGGTCTCGGTGCCGCAGCCGGTCAGGCGGACCCTGTCGGTGGGGCGCGGCCCGGTCTCCAACCCGCTGGGGCGGCGGCCGTCCTCGCGACGGGTGTTCTCCTTCGACTGGCTCCCGTCCTCGGCCGATCCGTTCGATCTGACACCGGGGGTGCCGTCGCTGATCCCGGTGGAGACGACGCCGCGCAAGGTGCCGATCCCGCAGCCCTATCACGGGCACCGGCTGATCATCGGCCGCACGCCGGTACGTTCCACGATCGCCCCGTCGCCGGCGCGCGATGCCTATTACCTGGCGCTGCATGTCGCTGACGGGACGGGGCCATCGGGGTCTCGCCCGCGACAGGGGGCCGTCGGCAGGGATCGGCTGCCGCGGGCCAAATACACCAAGGAGCTGTCGGTGCTGCTCGCCCGGCCGCGCCGCCGCGGCTGGCCATATTCGGGCGGCCGCATCGTTCCCGATCCGGCGGTCAAGGCCGACCGGGTTCTGAACGCTCTCGCCTCGGCGCAGGCCGCGCGCGACCGCGTCTTCGTCAACTTCAATACCGTCCGCGACCTGACGGTCGCCGACCTTCGCTTCGTCGACGCCGAGACCCGCGTCGGCGAGACCCGTCTCGTCGCCAGAAGGTAGGAACCCCCATGTTCAAGCGCACCGTCATCACGGCCGATCAGCACTTTCGCGAGGAAGATGCCGCCAATCTGGGCCGGTTTCCGCAGGAGGGCGACGAGGCCCTGACCTCCGACTGGCTCGGCGATCTGCGCTATTCCGGGTTCGCCACGGTCGCAGACGGGCAGAACGCTGCCACGGTCGCGATCGGCCGGGCCTATATCGTGGCTCGTCAGTATGCGTCGACCGAAGCGAAGTCGATCTCCTTCCTGGACGAGAAGCCACTCCTGGCGGGCGATCGCCGGATTGTCATCCTGGCGGCGCAGGGGATTCCAGATCGCCCGGCGGCGGCCGTGGTGCGGGACGCGACCAAGGAAGTGCCGGACGGAAACGGCGGCTTCATCCTGCAGGACGTCACCGAGACGACGCCGCCCTATGTCATCAACGCGGCCGAGGTGACCAAGCTCGCCGGCAACCTGTCGTCGCAGCCGCAGTGGCCGTCGATCCCGGCAAATGTCGTGCCCTTCTGCCAGGTCACGCTCGACACCAACGGCATCGTCGGGGATCCGTTGATGCTCAGCGACTGGCGTGCGCCGCGCACCACCGAGCTGCAGTACCAGATCCTGCAGCAGGCAGCCCTGCTGGAGGCGGCGTTTGCCGAGATCCAGGCGTTGCGCAACGAGGTGGTGGGCCTGCAGGCGCGGCTGCTGAATTCGGCGTCGGTCAACACATTGAACTTCGTCCTCGAGGACGTTGCGCTGCTCAAGGATCAGTCCGGCGTTCCGGATCTCGGCGCGCCCTATGGCTACGACCGGCTGCTCGATGACAGCGAAACCGCCACCGGCCACATCGACTATGATGGGCGGATCGACGAAGGGTTCCGTCTGCCCTTCGCCAACGTCAATCGCGCGGCGCTGGCGCTCTACAACGCCAACGATCCGAAGTTGATGCACACGGATCGCGGCCTGATCTTCCCGGCCTATGATCCGGTCGTCGGCTTCGCCGTGCATTCTTCCGGCGATACCGCGCCCCTCGGCGGAACCGTGACCCAGAGCCTCGAGCTGCGCACGCTCTACCGGACCCGCTGCCGCGTGCGCTATGGCGATTACTTCACCGTCTGCAAGAACTCCGGCTTCTGGCGCGATGGTGACTACGATCCGGCCAATGGGCTGTTTCGTCGCAATGGCGAGGTGTTCCAGCTGGTCGGCGAGATCACATGGCAGGATCCGCCGAACTTCTGGTGGCACTGGCAGCATTGGCACTGGCGCCGGCATCGCCACTACGCAGTGCGTCTGCGGCGCGTCATGGTGGACACCTGGCAGGAGCCCTACGAGGCGTGGCGCAAGGTCGATCAGACCATCCAGGGCGTCATCAAGAGCCAGACGTTCCAGCAGAGCCAGGAGCGCTACATCCCGGCCGTGCGGCTCGGCATCGTCAGTTGGGAGGCTGGCGCGGAAGTGACGGCCGCCCTGTGCGAGACCGGCGAGGACGGC